TCTCCGTCACTGAGGTCGGAGACAAGGTCCTGCTGCCAGGGACGGAGGGTGGAATCAGCCGGGGCGAGGATGGGACGTGGGACGTGGGCATCAACAAAATCCCAGAGACGGGGTCCGCTCCTGTTGTAGAGGCTAGGGAAGGCCACGATGATCTCACGAAGACTGGGTCGGGTTCGAAGAGACTGGAGCCATTCGATGAAGTCGAGTAAGTCCGTGCGCTTTCCCGTACCAACGGGGGCCGTTCCAAATTCTTCGTAATCGCCACCTTTCTTGCAGTAGATGGCAGCCGAGTCAGGGGTGCCGTATGACTTGTCGTAGTGCGCACGGTCTGAGACGAGCCTTTTGACAATCGCGAGGACCTTCGCGTTCTTGAAGGTGACAAAGCCTTGTAGATGGGGCGTTCCGGTAGTGGGGGCAAGCTCTCGTCCGAAGACGAGATAGGAGACCCCGGCATCTCCACCGAGATTTCTGAGTCGCTGCTGATCGACATCGTCGTAGTTGTTGAGAGTGAAGCACCAGCTTCTAGCACGAGTAATGACACGATCAGACATTTTCCAATTTTATGACACATCTTACACAAAGTGATGAGCCACAGAGGTAGGCTGGGTAATACTATGCCAGCCTACGGTGTGTGCTCTGTAGAATTTGTACCGGGGTTCTCATTTTTTTATAGCGCGCCATGTTGCTCGCACGGAGGTTTGCCAGACGAGGTGCAAAATATGCTGTACGCGGTATACGTCGTAGTGTGCGTCGTGTTGTCAGGAGACGGCGCACGCGCGGCGCCAAACGCAAGTCGGGGTCAAATTTCGGCCCGCCTTCAAAACGGGCGCGGATTGACGGGTTGGGGGATTCCGTGTCAAGGAAACACTTCAAATCACATGTGGTGTTGGCAAGAAAGAACGTAACAAGAAACACACGAGAACTATATTGGGCTGATTGTTGCGAGTTAGAAAGAACAGTGAATTCACACGAGCTCACCCAACGCTTAACAGATGTCATCAACATGATGGGAATCAAAGTGGAAACATTCGCTTATGTTCCTAATACGATAAACACATTCGGAGGAAACCCGATTCCTATAACAATCAACTACGCGTTGGTGTCGAGCAAAGTGGATTCGGGAGAGGGCAGCGTTCCAACGACCGCTTTCTTTAGAGACCATGCTTCTATCAGACACCGAGACTTCTCGACGGATCTAACTGGTTTAGAAATGTGCCACAGCAGCATCAACACAGACAACTTTCATGTTCTATGGAGAGGCAAGCGAAAGCTGAGCGCTTACAGAACCATCAACGACATGACTCCAAGACAATACACCGGCTTCCGGAAATACTTCAAAATCAAAAGACAATTAGATTACGCAGGAGCTGGTAAAACCGCTTGCCGAGACAAGATATTCTTCATATCCTGGATAGATTCCGAGGCTTCACCTGCAACACAAGCTTCTCTCACGGGAGTGGTAAACGAACAAACTTTCATTACGGCGTTTTGGAGGGATGTGCAAGTTTAAAAACTCCGGAGTTTTTAGATACAACGGACGGGTCCAAGGGTACTCAGAGGTCGCTGTGTGTCCGGACCCCTTTCCCCCTTAGCTGCGCTGCCTCTCTTCGAAACCGGTGCTCGCTACCCTCTATCCCAAAACTTGCTTCCAACACCTACATTATAATCATAATTCATCTAGATGTATTTAATATCATAACGATCTTCAGAAAGCTTGTTCATGTCAGGAGCCTCGTTACAAAACACAACCACGTAGGGTGTCGTCGATAAAACTTTCGTCCCCGAATGATATTTCGGCGAAAACACTGTACGATCCTTCAACATCTCTAAGATGGAGTACTGAAGGAATTCCATCTGCGAACGAGGAACATCAATGAGGAAGATGTGCTTATTTTGATCAATAGCATGGGCGAGATCGTCACGTTTACCGACACGTAGAATCTGGACATCGTCACGAGTAGTCATCATATAACGACAGAAGAAAGACTTGCCTGTGTTACCGACGGGGTCTACGACGAAGGTAATGGTCCGGTCGTCTGCATCTCCGTCACTGAGGTCGGAGACAAGGTCCTGCTGCCAGGGACGGAGGGTGGAATCAGCCGGGGCGAGGATGGGACGTGGGACGTGGGCATCAACAAAATCCCAGAGACGGGGTCCGCTCC